GGGAAATCCGATTATTTTTCTTGGGTCTTCTCTTGGGCATGGCTGGGTCACAGTTATTGACACCAGTCAACTGTATCCACAGCCGTCCCACGGGCAAATCGGAAATCTTCCGCGAAAGCCCTCGGCAATCCCCTCCTGTGGTCGTCTAGGCATTGCCATGAACGAACACCTGAAGCACATCATTGGATGGGGTACGCGCCACCGCCTCGCTTACCGCCACCTTCACGCGCACGCAGCGCACGCCCGCACGCGCCTACGCACGCGCCTACGCGCCCGCGCACGCCTACGCCCGCGCGGGTGCAGGCGCGCGTGATCGCCCGCGCACGCACGCATACACAGACGCGCACGCACAGACGCGAGGTCGGGTCGCGACGACGATGCCAGCGTGCTGGGAACGCGCCTGCAACGCGGGAGTGTCAACCGTTGACGGGGTTGAACGGCTCCCAGCGTGCCAGCATCCGCTTGACAGCCTCCTCGGGAACCCCGTGGGTGTTGGCGTGCCGCGTCTCCATGTGGATGACCGACACGCGCCACCCACGCGCACGCGCGAGGTCGAGGTACGGCTGAAACTCCCACACTTGCGTAAAGGTGTTGCTCACGATGACTCTGGAGTAGTCCCCAGACATCATGGCGGCATCAGCCCTCACGAGGCAATCAGCGTGCGCCTGCTTGAGCCTCGTCGGGTCGAAGCGGTACTCGCCATCGACCATGAAGAACTGGTCGGCTTCGGCGTGATAGGTTGGCACAGCCCACCCACCGTCGAGTGCAGCCGCCAATGTCGTCTTCCCGCTCCCACTCACGCCACGAATGATGAACAGCGTATTGGTCACTTCCATCTCCTGTCTGCGCTGATCCGTCCGCGCAGCATGGTGTCGGACTGGCAAGTCTCCACGCCGTCCTTGGTGATCGCGATGCGGGACGAGAACGGCTCGTCCGTGCGGCTTGCGGAAACGAACCGCGCCGTCCGCCTGTTCCAATGGATGCTGACGCATCGGTACTTCGCCCTGCCGTTGTTGAACAGCAGGGACGCTTCGTAGTCCTTCCCGACGACGAACTGCTTGGGCTTACCCATCTGAATCCTCCAATGCTGCTGCTCTCCGCCACGCCTTCGCCTCCGCCTCTTCCGCCCGCTTGAGGCGGGCTAGGTTCGTCAGCGATGGCTTGGACTCCGCGTCCATCTCGCATCTGCGGGTGTGCGATGCCGCCCGCTCCGCGAGGGCGAGTGCCTGTTGCAAGGTCATGTTCCGTGGTGGCTTCATGGCGCGGGGAAGTTGACCAGATCAGCGACTCGCGCTGCGGTCTTGGCGTAGAACTTGTTGAAGGTGATCGACGCAGAGAGGCTCTGGTCGGCGTTGAAGAACTGGGGGAACGCAAGCACAACGGCGCACCACGAGCAGTCCTCCTCAAAGAACTGGTTGTTCGTGAACGAACAGGCGCGGAGGTACTCTGGCATCTCCTCGTAGCGGGTCTTGGACAGGCGGAATCCGCCGTGACCAGCCGTCGAGAGCCACGAGATGCCATCCGCGATGCGCGTGACATTCTGAATCCGTCCCCACGGGGAACGGCACTTCGGGTCGTATGCGGTGTTGTTGCAAACGAATCGGAGTTGGGTGAGGTGGTTGTGGTTCATGGTCGTTGCTCGTTTCTGTGTTGCGGTCAGAAGTTGAAGTCGTAGAAGTAGACGGGCTTGTCAGACAGGTAGAACCAGCCGTTCTTGCCCCACCGTCCGCTCTTCTGCTTGCGGATGCGGATAACGGGTTGCGTCTCGTCGCTGGTGACGATCCACTTCTGCGAGTCGTTGTTCGCGGTGTGACCGCAGAACCCGCCCGGGATGAAGTCTCGCTTCCACGAAGGGTCGAGTTCCGCCTTCATGCGGCGGACTTCGATTGTCTTGTCGGAAACGACACGGATCACCTCGTATGGGATCGTGTCTGATCCAAGTTGGTAGTTCGCGAAGGCTGGGAATGCGGTCTGGTGCATGGCTTGTCCTTTAGAGAAGGCAATCGCCCACGCGAAGGTCGTTGGCTTCGGCAGTCCGCACATCGTTGGAGTCGGCGGAGAAATGGAGGTTGAGATGGGGGTCATCCCATTGTCCCCAACCCCATGTTCCGTCTGGACTCAACCCATGCCCGCGCCAGTCGAGCGTGCCTTCCACGCCGTGCCGAGCGAGGGCTTCGGTGGCGAGACCGAGCAACTCGCTGGTGAGGGCGTGAAGGTGATCGCTGCCTCCGCGCTGCCAGTCCTCAAGTTGGAGGCGATTCACGCTCCTCCGCAGGAGTTGGGCGGTCAGGAGAAGCCACTCCTCGCGGAGTCGGTCGTGGCGGTTGTTGCTGTTGGTCTGGTCGTTGGTCATTTGTTCTCGTCTCTTTCCGTCAGCCCCTTGCTGACCCCTGTAGTCTACACCATCGTCAAGGCGTGTCAAGTGCCTTTAGGAGAATCTTGTCGGATTTCCATAGACCAGATAACGGTCTGGGAGAATCTGAAGAATCTTGCCCGATTCCCCCGATAGCCCATTGACAACGGTCAATACTGTGGTACTGTGTGCGTGTCGGAGGACGGTTTCAGGCTTGTCGGGCTGACTACCGTTCAGCGGCAGGGAGAGGCTGATGCGCGAATCTGACGGTCTGATCCACCAGACGGTTCGCGAGGAGGCTTCTGCGGTAACCCACGGGGTCTGACCTCCGTGTGGCTAAAACGACCCTGCTGGGTATGCGAGGTTCGACTCCTCGCTAGGTCTGAATCCGCCCTTCGACACCACTTTCCAAGTAACCATTGCTAGGAGGCTCTAGGCTCACTTGCCCGTGAGAGGCGCAAGGAGCAGAGAAACTCCCCGTGTTGTCCCGAGCGGTTCATCGGGATTTCCTCGCCATGAACATCCGCAACCGCATCTTCAAGGTCGAACCTAACGCCGATTCCGACACCGTGCGGCTCATGCTGCTGTGTCAGGACTACGAGTTCGACCCGAGGGGTCGCAAGGATCGCCGTGGGATGTGCCTCGACTACCGCATCGTCGCGAGGTGGATGACCATCATGTCGTCCACCACGAGGGAGTTCGCGGAGCGCGAGGCGAGGGCTTCTTGGCGGATGTACCCAGTCTCAACCAAGCCCCATCGTGCGTACACGCTGCCGAGCAGCGTGCGGTGCATCATGTCGAGCGACGAGGTTGAGCGGCTCCGCAGGCAGTTCGACCCGCGCCGATCCTGATCTTCTGCGGCGATGTCGTGGCGACCTCAACCTCGCAGTCGAATGGGTAGTGCTTGACGAGGCGACGAGCCTGCACGCGGACGGCGGACGGGACGCGCGGGGTCTTCTGCGGGTCGAGCAAGTCCATGAGGAAACGCCGCGTCTGGATAACGGCGCGATACGACTCTTCTGGGAGCGTCATGCGAGTTCTCCCAAAGCCTTGGCTACCTCAACGAAGTCGGCTTCCGAGATCAGGTCGCCGTCTGGGGTGGTCGCCCCGAAGAAGGTGATGCACCAGTCCAGAGCCTCCTTGGGCGATGGCTTGTGTTCGCGCCACCGCCACTTGCAGGCGTTGTACAGCCGCTCGTCGTTGGACACCCACAGCACGATGTTCCATGTGGAACGGTTCGCGTAGCCGTTGTAGGCAGGCATCAGTTCCTCTTCTGGTAGAAGCGTCCGTCTGGCAGGAAGCAGCCGATGGCATCTTCCCACGAATCGACCGCGTACTGTGCAGCCTGCGACTCCTTGAAGCAGCACTTGCCGCGATGGTTGAGTGCGCCGCCCGTCCCGACGACGACATACCACTTGAACCTCGTGGCGACATCCTTCGCCCGCTCAAGTGCTTCTTGATCTACCTGTGGCTGATCTGCCTGCACGGTCGCCTCCCTGCGTGCCGCCAGCCTCCGCGAAGGCGTTGGCTTACGGCTTGAGTCCGAGGGAATCGTAATCGACATCAGTCAGTTCTCCGTCCAGTCCAATCTGGAACACGACCGCGTGACCAGCGATCTCCTGTCCAGCGATGCTGGTAGCCCTGTGGTTGACGCGGCATGGCTTGGTCTCGTCGTCAATCCACAGCAGGGTTCCCGTGCGCCCGTGCGCCCGCGCGACCGTCCCGTTGGTGGTTTCGATGACGGCGTTGAATATCTCGTGCGCCCCCTTGTATGGAGCGATCTCCATGCCCCTGACGGGCTTGGTGTCTTCCTGCGGGATGAAGAGGCACTTCACGCGCTCCATTCCTTTCGCGGCTCCATTCGGGCGGCGTTCGGGTCGTCCGAAGCCTGTCCCGACCCCAGTATACCGAGTTGGGAACCCCTTTACAAGATGCAAGTGGCTGATTTATCGGCAGTTCCATTTGGACAAACAAAATCGTCGGAAAATCGTCTCAAGGGCTTGACAGGGCTTGACCGATGTCTATACTAGGTGCATGGCAAGCGACCAACGGGGTCGCAAGCCTGACAGAGACCAAGATTGCGGAAGACCCGCAGAAACGAGACGAGCCATGACGAACCTGACCACCAACGACAAGTCGATCCTCGACGGAGCCAAGGCTTTCATCAAGGATTCGTGCGACCTCCCTGTCGGCACGACCGAGGTCGATGTCACCGTCCGCATCACGGGTACGGTCACCAAGGGCGAGGACTACTCGCAGACGATCTGGCAGGCGGCGAAGCCCGAGCAGATTTTGCGCCTTCTCGCTGCCTACTCGCCGCTGATGCGCGAGGTCATCGCCAAGGCTGTCGCGGAGGGCGAGATCGCCAGCCGCCTCGCGTCCCTCACCGACGAGCGTGACGAGACGGTCGATGCGTTCATCGCCGCTTGCCGCAGCGAGGCGACTCGCGAGTGCGCGGGCAAGACGACCTTCAAGGGTCTGTCGGTCGCGGAGGTCTCCCCCGCCGATGTTGCCAACCTCACCGTGACCAAGGTCGCCTAACACGGGACGGGGAGAGGGCGGGGAAACCCGCCCCTCCCCCGCCCAAAGGAACAGAGCCATGATCGACACCGACCTCAAGCCCGCGCCGTCCGACTTCCACAAGGCGTGGAACAACAGCAAGCAAGCGACCGCTTCCATCGCGAAGCGCATCACGCTCAAGAAGTTCAAGCACAGCAAGACCTTCAGCCGCGAGACGATGTGCTTCACGGCGGCGGTCTTCCTCGACGGTCGCCATGTCGCTGATGTCCACAACGATGGCAATGGCGGCGAGACGAGCCTGTACTTCGCTGACCACATGGTCGAGCGCAACCTCAACGACGAGGTGAAGCAGCGTCTTGAGCAATGGGACGGCGAGTGCTACCCCATCGGGATCGTTGATGTGATCGACCGCGTTGCCCACGACATGGCGGAGGCGAAGGAGATCGCCGCCTTCAAGAAGAAGGTTCACGCCAAGGGCTTCACGATGATCCTGACCGAGAGCGGTCTTATGACTGGCTGTCACCCGACCGCGTTCGCGCGGATGATGAACGAACTCAAGGGCAAGGGCGAGGTGGTCTGCGCCATCTACGCCGCCCCATCCAAGTGACTCGTCTCGTGCGGGATTGGTCTCCCGCGCGTCCCCTAGAGCAAGCCTCGTGCATCGCACGGGGCTTGTTCGCTGAACAGGCTTGGCTCCTCGACGGAGACGAGCCTCATGCCGTACTCGTCAATGCCGCTTGGCGGGATGTAGCCATCGCGGTACTTGAGGGCGTTCCTGCGGAACGGGCGGTAATCGACATGGTGCTGCCAGCGGTTGAACTTCCAAGAGACGCGGGCGACATCGGGGTGCTGATCCGCGAGGGATTGCGCCATCAGGAGCCGACCATCGTCCTTGTAGAGTTCGTCGGTGTTGCCGCCGCGCATGGTCATGGTTGTCGCCTTCTCCTGCGTGAAGGCGTAGAACAGGACGGTGCATAGACCGTCCTTGAGGACGCGGAGGCAGAGATCGGTGTCCTCGTTGTAGCGACCGCGCCAGCGGTGGGGGAGGGAGTTGTCGATCAGGAGGCAGGAGTAGATGCGGGTGTTGGCGCAGAAGGCGGGGTGGACGCACTTGGACTTGGCGAAGTGGTCGTACTGGGGACCGGCTATGGCGACATTCGCGTACCTGTCCACGAAGTCCTCCATCACCCTGAACACCGTCCCGTCCGTGACCTTGACCTGTAGGTTGTGGTTCAGGCGGCAGAACGCCGCAATGTTGTCGTCCAGAATCCAATGCCGCCTCGCCCCTCTGGAGATCGAATGCTCCCAGACGAAGTTACGCGCGGGGATGCTGCCATGCCCCAGATTGCTGAATGGCGTGACGACGATTCGGCGCGGATCGACATGGCGTGCGTAGTCATCGAACTCCTGCGGCTCGACAACAAGGGTGTAGGGGACTGCAAGCGCGTCGAGCGTGCGGATGGTGAGCCGCCGATCAGCCCTGCCCTTGGAGATGATGTAGACGGGGTATCTAGGGTTCATCCTTCGTGCCGACCCAACGCTTGTCCGATGCGATCCTGTGCGCCATCTCTGGGAACCAGAGGCTCGGCTGCTTCGGCGTGATCTGCTGCCCGATAAGTGCCGCGAACGCGGCTACATCCTCTTCGCTTCGGAAGTGGACGACGATCTTCCTGAACGACGACAGGTCTTCCTGCGAGAGTTCTGGCATCCCGACCCAATGCTTCCTCCAGTCGTTCGGGTCGTCGTGCAGCCCATCGAACAGGAACATCTGGTCGTCTTCCTCATCGCTCATCCTCGCTCCTTCAGACGCTCATTCGCGTCCTTGAGATGGCACTCCGTCAGGTCGAGTTTCATGCGTAGTGCCTTCACCTCGTCCTGAAGCGCGACTGCCTCGGCGCAGAACTGGGTGGTGTTCTGGTAGCGGGCGCATCCGCCTGCACGGAGCCGCTCGACCTCTTTGGTGAGCGTGGCGATCTGTTCTTCCATCATCACGATCTTGCCACGGACTGATTCGATGTCCATGAGATAGACGGAGTGGTGGTAGTTCTCCCCGCTTCCCATGACGGGGACAGCCTTGACGAGTTTGTCAAGTCGTGCGTGGATGTCCATCGCCAGCCTTTCGTTCTAGGTGCTTCGTGATCGCGATCCTCCAAGCCTGCGGGAAGGTCTCCACCGTCTCCTCGTTCATGTACGCCGCTGGATCGACCTCGCTCCCGTCATCCTCAATGCAGGCATCCTCCAGACTGTCAGCCAGCCAGTCGAGCATCCTTCGCTCATTCTCCAAGTCGCTCTGCGCCACGGCGATCTCGCCCAGCAGTTGCTCGACGGCGTTCGCGGCGTTCGACTTCATCTGGGAGTCCTCAATCGACCTGAACGCCCAGTTTGCCTGCGTGGTCTGCTTGTCGTCGCGAAGTTTGACCACGAGTTTTCGGTACTCCTCGTGCCTCTCCTTCGCCTTCTCCATCTCCTCGGTCAGCAGCCTGACCCGCGCCTCAAGCCGTGCGTTGGCTTCCTTGAGGTGTCCGATGCGGTTGACGAGTTCGGCAACGCCTTCTCTTGTCATCTGAACTCTCCTGTCGTCCTGTTGATGAACCTGAATGACGAGATGCGGAAGTGGACGACTCGTTCGATGTCGAGCGGGTCGTTGCGGTCAACCCTGCCTCCCTGCTCCACCACCCAACTTGCAGGCTCTAGGCTGTCGATCCGCAGCCAACCGATCTCGCCGTCCTTCCAGCAGACCAGAATCCCCCCAGCGACACCCCTCTTGAGGGCGGTCTCCCGCAGGCGCAGAGCCTTCGCCTCGCTGACCATGTAGGTCGCGTAGGTGTACGACTTGCACTCGCGGCACTTGACCTCGACCATCGCGAGGACGCGGCTGTCGCGCACCATCTCGTAGTCCCACCCAGCGAGTCGCTCGGTCTCGACAACCTGTGTGTTGGTCGCCCGCGCTAGGTGACCGATGGCATCGCGCTGCCTCTGTCGGTCGGCATCGGTCTCGTAGATGACGCGCTTCTGGTCACGGTGTTGGGTCGTCAATGGCATTCGCGTCCTTGCGTGCTGCAACGAGTCGGAGTCTGTTGATCTCGTCCACGAACCTGACCACGAGTTCCCTCGCCATGACGACATCCTTCCTGTCGTCACAATGGAATGACAGGGTGTGACCATCGTCGGTGAAGTAGGGATCAGGCTCCATCGTCCTCCGCGACTTCCTTGCCAGCGAGTAGGTCGGAGGCGTAGTCGGCGGCAGCAGGCTCGGAGTTGGCGTTCTTGACGATCTCGCCCAGCCCGCGCTGGAGGTACTTGACGCGCTCCTGAAGGATTTCGTTCGCGTCGAGCAGGCTGTCCCGCTGCCGTTGCAGCGCATCCGTCAGCCTTGCGGACGAGACAACGATGTCCTCGGTGATGGCGATGTGTGCATCGGCACGCATGAGGAGTTCTGCGACCTGATGCGGTGGCATGGTGTTCTCGCGCACGAAGGTCGCGAAGAACTGGAGCGTCCGCCTGATGGTCTCGTCTTTCATGTGTCGTCGTCCAGAATATCACAGCCCTGTACGCCTGTCAAGGGCTTTGGCTCGGCGTGCTTGAGAACCTTCTCCCAGTCGTCGGCAATGCCGCTCTTCTTGGCGAGGTGTTCGCGTATCTCGTGGAGAATCTTGCGCTTGGTGGACTCGGTGATGTCGTTCCAGTTGTGGATGACGGCGGCGATTCCATCGTCCTTCGCGTATGTCTCTCGTTGCAGGCAGTACCGAAACGCCCAGAACAGGACATCCTCGTGGACTTGGATGCTCACGCCAGCCCTCATTTCGGCTTCTCCACCTTGCCCCGCTCACGCATCAGCGCAAGCGCGGTAAGCCCCATGCGAACGATGTCCGTCCTGCTGATGACCTTGCCCCACTCCTCGCTGTACCGCTTGGCGAGTTCGCTGATCTGCGCGTGCGTCTGCGGATCGACGGAGACGGTCACGCCGCGCCTCTTTCGCACCATCTTGTTCATCGCCTGATCTCCTTCAGGACGGGTGTTGCCTGCGCCGCGCCAGTCGCCTCGACCTCGGTCGCGCGTATCTGTCTGCGGAGTTCGGAGACGGTCGCCTCAAGCGAGACGATCCTTGAGTACATCCACTTGCAAGCCGCCTCGGTGTCCGCCTTGGAGACGAACAGGTCGTCGGTCTCAAGTCGGCACAGCCGCTCGACGGCATCCGTTATGTCACGCATCCTTGCGCCCTCCGTGTATCCCGCTGTGACCGCATTGACAATGGCGGTACTCTTCCCAGCGTGGGTGAATGAGCCTTCCGTCTAGGTCGGGGCAGAAGTGCCATCCAGCGGCGAGTTCGGAGATGGTGAGCCGTTCGTTGTAGTCGGCGGATATCTGCCTCCACCGCTGCTCGGTCATGCTCGGGTACTCACGCATCCAGCCGCTCCTTGACCTTCTGCCAGTACGCCTTGGTCGCCTTCCGCTTGTGACCAACCGGTCCGCCGTTGTGAATGCGGGAGAGTTCCTCGTGCGTCCACTTCGTAGCGTAACGATTCCAGTACGCGAGGATCACTCTCTCCGCGTACTTCGGGTTCGTGACAGACTGGTAGGTTTCGCCGTTCGCCGTCAGGGACGGGTCATGCTCCACGGCATCCTGCCAGTAGGAGAGATGAATCTGGTACGCGCCCAAAGCCCTGCCGCCATCACCTACGGCGGTGTTCGCGTCCTTGCGCGATCCAGTCTCGACGGATCGGATCGCGTCGAGGATCGGGCGAGGGTCGAACCCGCTCGGGGGCGGGGCGGACAGGGCGGTCGCGTTGAGGGCGAGTGCGAGGACGAACGACTTGACGAGTGCTGGGGTATTCATGGTATTCCCTCATCGGAACACCACCCCGTGGCACTTGAGAGATTTCAGTCGATCTCGACCCAGCGCATAACCGTCTGGAGGAGGTTGTTGTAGTCCCCGCTGGTCGCCTCGCGGATGAACTCGTCCTGCTGCTCCTTGGTGGCTCCAGCCCTTCGGAGAGCCTTCTGAACCGCCCCAAGGATGGCGAAGGCGTTGCCGTCGATCCTCGTGAGGTCAACCGTTGCGTTCGGGAACTTGACCGTGCTGCTTGCCATGCTCGTCTCCTTCGTCGTTGATGATCGTGAATCCGTTTGCCGTCAGGTAGGTCTCGACCCGCCTGACCATCTCGTTGATGGTGTCCAGCCAAGCCTTGAAGTCCTTTGGCTTGACGATGATGACCTTCGCGTGGCTGCTCTGCTCGTCAATGCACCACGAGCGAACCTTGGAGCGCGGTATCTCGCGCGGGATGTACGATGGGATGTTCATTCCCGATCCTCCGTGTCTTCGGGCATCTCGTCGCCCGTGCCTTCGATCTCGTAGTTGCCCGATGCAAGAGCCGCATCGACCTCGGGGGTGTTGGGGGCGAGGTCAAGCACGCAGTCGCATAGCAACTGCTCCCCGCCCATCATGCCGCACCCGTGGGATTCGTAGACGAACCCCTTCCCGTGGCAGCATCGGCAGGACGGATCGGACTTGAGGACGATGGTCATGGGTGCTTCCATCAGCAGTACGCCGCCTCGGTCGCGAGTGCGATCTGCTCGTAGAGGTCTTCGATCTGGATGTCGAGCATGAGAGCGTGGCTCTTGTCCGCGTTCTCGCGCTCGGCGCGGAGTTCGTTGATGCGCTTGGTGAGTTGATCGACCAGATCGTCGCAAGCCTTGCGGGTCGCGGTCTCCTCGTCGCGGTCGTCGCGGACGGGCGTAGCCGTCAGGGTCGCGCCCTTCTTGCGGACGGCGATCTGCCAGAGTTGCCCCGCGTACTTGGGCATCTTCTTGGCGAGGATCGCCCGCTGCTTGGGGGAGAGGAACTGGCGGCGGAGGAACTGCTCCGCGAAGGAGGTGAGGATTTCGGCATCACAGCCCGTGAAGCCGATCCCGTTGTCCTCGACCGTGGTCTGGGACACCTTCTCCTGCTGGGTCTGCCCGTTGTAGATCGCGATCAGGGCGCGGTTCTGCGCCTCCTCGCGGCTGGCGACCATCTCGCGGATTTCCGCCACGGTGGGAACGCCGTGCTGTGCCTTCATCTCGCGCTGAACCTTGATTCCGATGCTCATGTTGCTCGTCTCCTGTTTGGTCAGCCCCTTTGCTGACAGGATGATGATACCACACTATTGACTCGTGTCAAGCCACTTGGGAGGGAATCTGACGATTTTCCATCTGATTCTCCAACTCCCTGTAGACCCACGCGATAGCCGCGCTCTGGCGGCTGAACTTATTGAAGCCGCCGCCCCTCACGCTGGCGGTGTACTTGTTCCAGCACCCCTCGTCGTTGAGTTCGATGCGGGCAATGACATTGCCATCGCGGATCAGGAGGAGTTCGCACTCAAAGTCGTACACCCCGATCTGCTGATACCACTTCGCGTGCAACACCTTGGACGGCATCGACTTGCTGTAGTAGGTCATGTCCTCGGGACTGACCGTTCCGTTGAGGTTCGCGAGGGTCGGAATGACTCGACCGCGAATCTTGGCGATCTTCAGGGTCTTGGTGCGTGCGTCTTGCTTGCTCGTCATGGCTGTCTCCTTGTGCCAGCCCGCGCTGGCATGGGACAGCGTAGCACAAGTATTGTCTCTTGTCAAGTGCTGTCGATTGGAGAAACGCGAAAATCGCGGAAACGGTGTTATGGTGGGGTCAGGAGGTGTGATATGGAATCCATGACCGCGAGACTGTTCATCCTGACGATCATCATCATGGCGCGGGTGGCGATGGGACAGGACAACACGCCAGTTCAGGTCGCGCAGGCTGACGGGACGATCCTGCTGCAATACCCCAAGGGCTTCACCTACAACCCCTACATCATCTCGCCCGACAGGTGCTTCGCCGTCACCGTGACATCGAACCACTCCAACGAGGACGAGAAGGGTCGCGTCCGATACGGATCGAACTGCTGGATGGGGTCGATTGTCGAGGCGGATGTCATGGTCGAGGGCGAGTTCGCATCCACCGTTGTCAACGGCGCGATGCAGCCCAACCCAGCCTCGACCCACTTTCAGGTCTTCCGCAGCGCGGACATCATCGTCACTTGGGATCACACTCGGCTCAAGTTGCTCGACTTCACGGCGCATCCGTTCCTCACCGACAAGACGGTGTTCGACATCAGCAAGACTGGATTCACGGCTCCGCATCTGTCGAGCGGTGTCAACGAGGCTCCAGTCCCAGCAGACGGCACGGCGATGATCCATGCGGAGGTGAAGGCTGCACCGTCACCAATGAAGGCGGCTGACTACTACAGGTGGCTGTACGGCGGCTTCCTGTGGCAAGGCAACGGTCGCCGCTGCCTCGGCAAGTTGCGCTTTGCCGTCATCTCCGACTTCCACTATCCCGTCCAGCAGACCACGGACATCAAGGTCGTCCCAAGCGTTGTCGTCTCGGACGGAACCATTGCCAACAGCATGGTGAACGGTTCTCCAGAGTTGGCTCGGAACATGATCGGCTCCATCAGGAACGGAGCGAACAAGATCAAGTCCGCGCCGTCTCCCGCCTACAAGGTTGGTCTGTGGCTCATTCCCCCATCCGAACCAGTCGATGCAGGCGACACCTTTGAGGTCAGCGTCATGGCGAACCCAGAGACTCTGCCACAGGTCATTCACTCGGTCACCGTGCCGTTCGCGTGGGACACAAGCCACCTTGAGTTCGTGGGGATCAGCACCTTCGGCGCAAAGCCGTCCATGATGTCAACCATCGACTTCATCTGCCCCACTTGCATCAACGAGGCGGCGATCCCGAAGGACGGAACTGCAAATCTAACTTGGCTTGCCCGCCTTGGAGACAAAGCCCCAATCGACAGGGTGACGCTGATCGCGAAGTTGCGGTTCAAGTGCGTGGCTCCGTTCGATTCCACCGCGATTGAGATTCTGAAGGACTCCGACACGCGGTTCACTTCGGTTCAGACCTTGGACAAGATGGGCATCCTCGGGTCGTGCGTTGCTGGCTCGTTCGTGACGGGCGAGGTCAAGAACGCGGTCGTATCTGGCAGCGGTTCGTGATGCCAACGGTTGACAGCAAGCCTGCTTGACGGTTTCCTGCGCTAGATGACAAATCTGGTTACCGTCCTTGGATGCGGGTTCGTCGCCTATGAAGCGCACATGGGCGACGATCTCATGGTCGTCAATGCAGCCCGCGTCTCATTCTCCAAGCGGAGCAGGCAGTTCACGGAGTCCGACGAGAGGCTCCTGAACTATCTGGCGCGGCACAGACATTGGACACCGTTCGCCCACCCGCAGATCACCCTGACGATCAAGGCTCCGATATTCGTTCGGACGCAGTTGTTCAAGCACAAGGTCGGGCTGGTGGAGAACGAGGTGAGCCGCCGATATGTGACGGACTCGCCTTCGTTCTACATCCCCAACTGGAGGACGAAGCCAACTGGCGGAGCGAAGCAGGGGAGCGACGACTTCCTCTCGCACGCGGGCGCACGCGCGGACGCGGACAGGTTGATGGGCGACCTGATCCATCAGGCGACCAAGACCTACGAGGCGTTGCTGGAGATGGGGATCGCTGGAGAGCAGGCGAGGGCTGCATTGCCGCAGGCGGCGATGACGGAGTGGTGGTGGACTGGAAGCCTCTCGGCGTTTGCCCGCGTGGTGAGGCAGCGTTCGGATCAGCACGCGCAATGGGAGACGAGGGAGGTCGCGCAGGCGATTTCGGACATCATTGCTCCCAGATACCCAATGAGTTGGCGTGCGCTTATGGAAAGCCGTTAGTGTGTTGTCATGGCTGTCCTGCGCTACTACACCCCCGCGACTCACGACATCTACCACTACCCCGTTCCCGCTACCCAGACGAGCGGAGGCATTACCCCAGACGGGTACAGCGGCGAGTGCCAGACCTACGGCGTGATCGACTGGTCGGGTACGCGATGCCTCGACCGCTACTTCTGCCGCCTTCTTGCAGCCAATCCCATGCTGACGATTCCCCACGATTCTGGGAGCGTCAACTTCTGGAACCATTGCACCTACGGCGCGGTGCTGATCTCGCCTCGGCACGCCCTCGTGTGTCAGCATTTCCGTGGAGCGCACGCCGATCCCACCATCAACACGGCTGGCATCAGGTTCTTCGGCAAGGGCGGGGCGATGTACGAGAACACCGTCACCCGCGTCTACCTAGATGTTGGTGCTGACCTCACGCTGCTGGAGTTCATGCAGCCGTTTCCAGACGCGGATGTCCGCATCTACAACCGAATCGCCAATCCCCGCTACATCCCCGCTGGCACGCCGCTGTGGACGAAGGACAGCAACGCCAAGGTGTACAAGACGCTGTTCAAGAACGCCATCCTCAACACCGTTGGCGATGTCGCTGGGTACGGGTTTGCCCCGTGCATCGACGGCGTGAACGATGGAGCGTATGTCAACGGAGCGGTGGCGATCTTCGTCGGTGACTCTGGCTCTCCCGTCATGGTTCGCGACCAGTACGGCGAGACGGTCTTCGTCGGTCTCCAGTACGGCGGTCAATGCGTGAACGATGCCTGCTTCGCGCGGCTGTCAGCGATCCTGTATCCGTTTGGATACACGCTTGACCATGTGAAGTTGAGCGCGAAGCCAGAGGACATCAATCAGGACGGCAGCGTCGATGCAGCCGACCTCGCCACGCTCCTAGCAGGATGGGGTGGTCGCAATCCCCTGCTCGACCTCGACGGCGACTTCCATGTCGGCGGCGAGGACATGGCGAAACTTCTTGCCGCATGGGGTTCATACGCCATGCCGCAGAACACGCAAGCCCCATCCGCGCCTCCGATCATCGTGAACGACCCCGACAACCAGAAGCCACGCGCCTGACATCAGGCGATGACGAGATGCTCGGGCGGGTTGTCGGTGAAGGTGATCCGCATGAAGTCGAAGTCCTTGGTGTTCTTCACGACCTCGTATCGGCTGTTCGCGACCACCCAGTCGGCGTAGTCTCGGAACCGCTTCTTGAGGACGGGATCGCGACGATGGTCTCCGTGGTCAGAGACGAGGATGCGGATGGTGTATGCGTACATCCAGTCCCGCGCGTCCTTCTCGTTTGAGACATCTAGGTCGATGACATGGGTGTAGATGGTCTCGTCGCCAGAATCGTCGGCAATCGGCTCGTAGAGCCGAAAGACAACGCTGAACGCCCTGTCGGTGAAGGTGATCTCGCGGGGGAATCCTTCTTCGTCCCGCGCCAGCGGTAGGTCATGGATGTTCATGGTTGCTCCTTTACGAGAGGTCTTCGCGGAACCAGCCGCGAAAGACGGTCTTGCCGTAGGCGTTGGTGAGGCACTCCCACTCGGTGACGCGGACGACCCACTCCGCGTGGCTGGTAGCCCGCGCCTCGTGGGTTTCGTAGCCCTCGGGGAAGCCAGCGATCTTCAGCCGCGTGAGTTCGTCGCCATACGCCTTGAGATGGAGCCACTTCTTGGCGGTCTCCACGGTCGGCTCGGTCGCGCTCCAGAGGAACAGGTCGAACGCATGAACGAGGACGGTACGGAAATCGGTTGACTCATCAATCGACTCGTACTCGCGCACGGTCGCGCCACCGAAAGAGGTATTCGCCAACAGCGCAAGCGGCTTGTCGCTGTAGTAGTTGAGCGGGTTCTTGATGCCGTCGAAGTCGTTCTTGATCTTGGTGGTCATTGCTCGTCTCCTTGGTTCTGGTCAGCCCCTTGCTGACTCCCTGATGGTACTACATCGTCAAGGCTTGTCAAGTGCCTTGAGGGGAAATCTCGGAAAATCGCCACCCAGACAGAAGCCGAACGGAAAAAAGTCGATATTCCATCCCAAAGCCCTTGACACCTGTAAAGCAGACGCTACTCTGTCCATGTCGATCAAGGGGATCGACGCAACGCCCGACAGGGCAGAAACGAGACGAGCAATGAGCCACGACCAGATCATGGAAGGCAACATCAAGGAGATGGCGGACAGCGAGATCGCCCGCGCCATCGAAGTCATGCTGAACCGCTACCTCCCGAATCTGGAGGCGACCTTCCAGCACCCGATGGTGATCGACTCCTACCGCGCCCGTCTGGGCGAACTCATGGAGGAGTACACCGCACGCAACAACAGCATCCGCCGCCGTCTCCACGGCGCGGTGAAGGGCTGATCCATGAACATCAACTGGAACTACCGACAGACTCCCGTCTCTGCGTCCATCGCTGACCGCAAGGTCTGCGGGAACAACTGGACGGTCTTCAGGCTCGTCCTCTCGTTCAGGACGAACGCCAGCAACGACTCGGTTGTCGAGTTCGTCGCCCGTTCGCTCCTCGCCAACGGCATCCGCCATTGGGACGACGACAACAACATCCCGAACCTGACCAACGATGGTCTCCCAGTCGTGTTCTCCGTCAGCGGTTGCCCGCTGATGGTGAGCGACCTCGCGAACAAGGTCTCTATCACCCGTGACGGCGGCGTTGTCCGCGTCAGCATCCCCTGTGGAGGAAACTAATGAAACTCGACATTCCAAGTATGTTGGCTCTCGTTGCTGAAGGCGAAGCCGCCGTTGCTTCCGCCCGTGGTCGCCTTCAGGACGCGAAGGAGGCTCTGGAAGCCATCCGCGCCAAGTCCTCTCCCGTGACCACCTCCGTCGAAGAGTGGGAGGCTCGGGTCAATGAGGGTGTTGCCGTTTGCGAACTGGAGGTCGCGGAGTCACTCGCGGAGGCGCAACTGGATGCGGCGCGAATGATCGTCGCCATCCGCAAGACCGCGCTGGATGTCGTCCGTGTCGCCAACGAAGCGACACCGAATCCGACCGTGGCGCACCTTCGCCATGCCGTCCGAATCTACGAGGACTACATGAGTGACACGACAGCCACGCTGGTCGAGTCCATCGCCCGTGGTCTTGCGGTCAACGACGAGCGTTGGGTCAAGCCAGCCGCGACGATCCTCGGTTGTATGACGCACCTCCGCTCGTCGCACGGCTCGGGCTTCACCTCGTGGGATACCGTCTCCGACATCAAGGATGTCATTCAGGAGATGGAGCCAGAGGAGGTCGCATGAGGATCGTCGGCTACACCTACGCGGCTGAAGTCCATTGCGTCGAATGCACCCGCAGGGACGCGGACTGCGGAGTCCTAGTGAGGAAGCCGCCCCTGCTGCTCGACACAGACCAGCACGGTATCGCGCTCGACCTGTTCGACCGCGAGGGGAATCCCGTCCGCCCGATCTTCTCGACGGACGAGCGTTTCGGTGACCGCTGCTGCGATTGCCGTGACACAATCTGATCTGCGAGAAAGCGCGGATTCAAAAAATGGCTGATATCGGAAAGCGGTGATTATGCCTTGGGAGGCGTAATGGAACGCACCGATTCGGCAGGCGAAGACCCAAGGCGGGCATGGAGAATCGCCAAGCGCGTTGCCAGTCGATGGCTACGCAAGTCTGGCTGTCGCTCCATCAACGGGATGGATTCGGACGACATCGCGCAGGAGACGATGCTGGCGTTGCTGCGAAACGGGTCGTCATTTCAGTACACGAACAACAAGGCGCGATTCGTGGTCTTTGATGCGATCCGCAACGAGGTGGGAAGCAGGCGGATTGGTCAGCGGTCGATCAATATGCAAGGCTCGGCTGTGATGGACGCGGTGCAGCCTTCGCGGTCGGAGACCAAGAGCGTCGAGGCGTTCATCCAGATGATCTTGTCTTCGGACAGGCTGTCGCTAGAGGCGAAGTGCATCGCGGTGATGAGGCTGCAAGGCAAATCGTTCCGACAGATATCCCTGATGCTCGGAGTTTCGGCATCGCGCGTCAGTCAGTTGAAGTTTGAGTGCGCCAAGGAGTTGCACGAGTTCTTGGGGGAGAAGATGTCGGAATCACTTGCCAAGCACATACACGACAGGATTCTCTACTTGCAGGAGTACCGCAAGAGAACCAAGTACGAGCGGCATACTCCAGTCAACCGCGCTTCGTCGCCGTCCACATCTCCATCATCTTGAGCGCAGTCCTGCTCACGAGATAGAGACCTCCGATGGCAAACGCTAGCGTCATCATCCGCTCTGACGACTCCGTGTCCTGCTTGAAGTTCTCAAGCATGGCAATGGCAACAGGAACGACTGCAACCCAGAACTCGCTCGTCTTCGCGCCCTTCGTGAGACCGTTGTCTTCCATGACTGCTCCCAACCGTGCGCTTGGCTGGTACGGACGCACGCTGTGGCACACGCCAAGCGATCTCGTCAGAGAGTCCGCCCAACCAAGCGCACGGAGTGAGGCGAGGGCGGAGTGATCCGCCTGTTGCGGGTCGAAGAATACCCTAACCGCAAAAACGCCACCGCCCCTGATCGGCTCTGGGGCGGCAGCGCATGGGGGAAAAGATGAATGCGGGTGGTGTTGCACCCTAATCGCCAAGACAGCCTTTCGACTGGCTTGGCTTATGCGGAGTCGTCCACCGCAAGGCTCGGAAGCGACTATAGACACATCCGCGCTTCTGTCAAGCGGTCACGGCGTGTCCGTGCCATGATCGGCTGGAGTGAGACCGTCGAACTTCTCCATCGGGAACCCGTCCGAAGCGAGATGCTCGGAATCGCGTCTGGATTCCTTCCTGAAGTTCGACAGGAGCGCACACGCCCAAATGCGAGACTCTTCGTCAATCAACCCCTCCTTGACCGCCTTTGCGACCGCGCCGATGATCGAATCGAACATCGTGTCGCCGCGCCATCCGTCATGGAGGCTCGTGACGCACAAGACCCGCGTGAGGCTTGGATTCTGTGGATCAAGTGTCGCGATCATGTCCCAGTTCTGATCCTCGTGCTGGAACGCGAACGCCACGCAGTAGAAGGGTTCGCCGCTGATGCCGTTCCGATGATGCGAAACGGTCTTGATGCTTCCGACAATCATGCTCGTCTCCAAAAGGTCGGCTCCCAGAGCGTCCTCTGGAAGCCTTGGGTCGCGTGACCCAGATGTACTGCCCTCGTCAGGGAGGCGGTGTTTGAGAGTGCCTGAACACCTCAATCTGGGCTGTCATCCAATGGGCAAGTCGCCGCAAGGCTCGTATCCATCGGTGCTAGGCAGCGTTCTCGCAGGAGGGTCGCCGTTTCTCTCTGTGGCGGGGTCACCGCATCGCCACGGAGAACGGATCATAGCAGATGTTTGACCAATGTCAATAGGTGTGAAGCAAGAATCTGGAAAATCGCCTTGCCTTGTGGTAATGTGCTTCGATGCGCGGGGACTCCGAAGGTCGTGAACTTGCAATCAACCGTTCGCTCGGCAGATGCGAACTGTGCGGCGGTCGCCTCGACCGTTGGGACGGAGCGTCCGTCCACCACAGGAGACCTCGCGGCATGGGAGGGTCGAAAGACCCCAAGACCAACAGCGCGTCCAACCTGATCGTCCTGTGCGGCTCTGGGACAAGCGGATGCCACGGCGAGGTCGAGAAGAACAGGGCTGACTCTCGGCGTGACGGTCTGATCGTCTCGTCGCGCTGCGATCCCGCGTCCGTGCCAGTCCTCCTCAACGGGACATGGTGGATGCTGACGGACGATGGCGACAGGATTCCCGCGCCAGACCCCCAGTAAACAACAACACGCTCCCGAAAGAGCGTGCTGTTGCAGACCACCATCGCGAGACGAGCGGGAGCGATGGCTTCCTACGGGGTCTATGTGGATCGTCCCTTGCGCCTCTTTGACACGAGGATAGGGTCGATCAGGGCGATCTCGACCTTTGTACAGGCAAGTTCGCCGTCTTTGGCGTACCTCTTGGTGGTGTGCATGGAATAGACGATTGAGTCGTCGCGCCACACGCCGCTGTTGTTGATGCCGTCGAGCAAGCCCTTGGTCAGATTGTCGCAGTCTGGCTTGCTTGTCTTCTGGAGCATCTTGGTCGTCGTCACCATCGGGAACACGAACTCGGCGCGGACGAACACGGGGCAGTCGATTGGAGCAGAGAGGGCTGCATTGGCAAATGCCTCCCTGACGGCAATGACCACCATGTTCTTCCAGTTGCCGATTGGGTGGCTGGACGGGTAGTAGGTTCGGACATGGTTGCCGATCCTCGCGTGCCTAGCCCTCGGCTGCGCCACAGGAAGTCCAGCGACCGTGAAGGAGATGACGGTGGAGGCATCGACCTCGTAGGCGATCACCATCCGCGCCTCGCCTTCACGATGGCTTGGATGTCGTCTTGCTGCGCTCCGTCATTGATCCACGCCCTGAAGTCCTTGTAGGCGGCTGGCGGCGCGATGATGCACGCGCTCTTGGCGTAATCCTTGCGAATCATGGAGGCGAGTTCGGTGGCTCCAGCCCTTCCAGCGGCATCGTTGTCTCGGGCGATGACGACATCCCTGCCAGTCGCGATGGAGCAGCAATCGGAGACCGCCAACTTGCACCCCGGTCGTCCGACAGCAACAAATCCGCGATCCGTCATTGCAGCCGCGTCCGACTCGCCCTCGCAGATGAACAAGTCCCCTTCCTTCTGGACATTCCCATGCTTCGGCAGGAACAGACCAAGCCTGCTCCCCGTCACGCAGAACTTCTTGTCTGGTGCGCGAAGCCGTATCCCACAGACTACACCCCTGCTCCACATCGGGAACGACCAGCATCGACCGTCCCACCCAATGCCATACGACTCCAGCGAAGCCCTCGACACGCCAAGGCTCGTCGCCAGTTCCGTCAGTTGAGTGAGCGTGATCGAAGAGCGCAGTTTGTTCTGCATCTTGCCGAAGTCGTGCATCTCCGCACGCGACTCGCTCCACATCTTCACGCTGAACCGCGCCGCCTCACCGATTTCCTTGCCGTCGATGGCGTGTAGCCACCCAGCCTCACCGATCTTCTTGCGGCTCTCGACCCTCGGGCATATCACGAGACCCCTGTCTTGGTCGATCAAGCACCAACTCTGATGCTTGTGCAGTTGGGCGCATACAGGACACGGAACCCTGTTCGTGACGCGGCGACCCTCAAAGGTGACCTCGCCAGTAGACCTGTCCACAAGGCGGAGTACGCGGCTCATCGGCGCACAGCCCTCTTCGCCTCTTCCAGCGAGACAAGGTGAGCGTCGATGATCCAGATCGGGCGGCTCTGCTCGTCAGCCCTGCCCATCTTGTTGACCGTTTCCAGTAGGTATTCGCCGCGATCTGGATTCTGGATCGACTCCTCCGCGCCGTAGGCGTGCGACTTCGTGTCGAAGTCGTAGTTCACCACACGGCATCGGATGAAGACAATCTCCTCCTTGGCGTACTTGCGCTTCGGGGTATCGTCAGTCTTGCTTGCCTGTTGATCCGCCATAGTTGCCCGCCTCCATGCGGCATTGAGCCAGACACGCCGCGTATCCCGCAATATCGACGGCGTTGTCCCGCTTGGGAGCGTGCTGCTCCCGTGCGATCTTGTCGATCATCATCATCATCGCCCAGTCGCTTGGTGTCAAGTCCTCGTTGAACTTGTGCTTGAACATGGCGTTGATCGCGCCAACAGTACGCATGAAATGATGCTGTGCGTCTCCGTAGGTGCGTCCTCGCTTCGACACAGCATCAATCGCCTCATTCAATAATGCTTCTTTGTCGTTCACGGAGTGGTCTCCGAGAAAAGAGTTGGATGCGCTGTTGATTTCGTTCGCTTTTCCATTGCAGACGCGATACGAGCCTTCGCTATCTCGACATAACTCGCTTCTCTTTCAATACCAACAAAGCGAAATCCTTCCAGCATCGCTGCCTTGCCCGTACTTCCTGATCCCATGAAAGGATCAAGGACGATCCCGTTTGGAGGGGTGACCAAGCGACATAGGTAGCGCATCAGGTCGGTCGGCTTGACCGTTGGATGGGTGTTCACCCTTGGTCGTGGATTCTGTTCACGAATCTCATTTGTGTAGGGAAGCGTTCCATGCTTCCTCTGCCCGAATGCAACAGACTGCTGCAAGGTTCCGCTGTCGGATTCCAAGCCATCTTCCCTGTCGCTCCTGCTTGCCTTGGCGCAGTAGAAGAAACGGGCGGCAGACCCGCTGTCGCCAAATCCCGTGAGCGGTCTACCCGCTTGAGACTGTCCGTAGGTGGAAGACTTGACATTCTGAATGCCGCACGGCTTGCCGCTAGTTGTGTGGGGAAACAACCCCACCACCTCATCGCTGCCATCGTGAATGAGGTTGGCGGGGAAGCGACCCTTCGTCGTGTCCATTTCCCCGATTCCGATTTGTGGAGAGAAGTATCCATCGCCTCTCCTTCTTCTGTCAATCCTCATCCTTGCAGAGTTGGGGCTGTTCACTCTTTCCATAGCGGCTGCGTCCTCTGCGCTCGTGGAAATCCTACACCCATCAACATTGATCCCGCCCGTTCCGTGCTTCAACACATTCTCCGCAACCGTTCCGACGAGCGGCTTCCTTGCGACGATGATCGGCTCCCATGCGGGCTTGAGAGCGGTTCCCCAACCATTCCATTTTTTTGCATCATCGGTTGCTGGGGGATCAATGGTGATCTTCCTGCCACCAGCACTCCATCCCGATGATGTTTGGTATTCGCATTGTTGATTGACCAATCTCCCAGCCCTAGCGGGATCAACTTCTCCAACTTCACGCTCGGCTCCCGCCGCCTTGTCAATCGCCTTGCTCACATCATGCGACTTGGGGAATCCGCTGCCGTAGACCCACATGATGCAGTCTCGGATTTCCCATCCTGCGTCTTCAATCGCCACGGCAAGTCGGTGGTAGGTGCGAGTTCCGCCGAAGGCAAGAAGGTGACATCCCGGCTTTGCAACCCGCAAGGCTTCGATCCAAAAGTCCTTGGCGGGAACGCCGTGATCCCACTCCTTCCCCATGAACTCAAGTCCGTAGGGAGGATCGGTAACAATGGAGTCAATGCTTTGATCGCAAAGTTTCCGAATCTCGTTCCAACAATCGCCTGCATAGATCGTGTGCCTGATGTCTTCCATGACTTCCTCGTCTGTGCTTGGGCGATCTAGCCCTTCTTGATCTTGTCGATTGCCTCTGACGCGCCCTTGCGGTCGAAGTTCGCGGGGTCGAGACCAGCCTTGCGAAGCACCCATGCCTGCTTGTCCGTGGGCGCGGACATGAGGTGTTCGATCAACTGGCTTGCCTCCTTGGTGTTGAGGTTGTCAACATTGGGAATGTTGTTGCGCTTCAGGAAGGCGATCTGCTTCTCGCTGGCGGGAATGCGCTTCGCCCACCCGGGCACGCGCTGCGGCACGATCCCAAGCGACGAGAACGGGTCGATGTCCTGCGTCTTGTAGGTCGTGCGAATCTTGATGAAAGTCCTGCGCTTCTCCTCCGCCTCGCGCTTGAGGTCGCGCTCGACCTCATCCATCTGCTCAAGTACATCGACCTCGACCAGCAGCGAGTTGTTGGCATCCTGCTCCGACTTCGCCGTAGCCCTGTCGCGCACAGCGTCAGACCAGTTTCCTCCAAGCGCGTCCGCGACACGCATCAACTTGTGGCGACCAGAGTTCCCAACGAAGTCGAGGACGGTCACGCACTTCTTCGCGCTCGACGCGATTGCAGCCCGTCTCCCCTCTGGCGTTTCGATCCCGTCAATCACGCTCGGCAGCGTCCTCGTACCGCGACCAACCATCTGGCAGTAAAGGCTCCTGCTCTTGGTCGGGCGCATCATGGCGATGAACTGAACGCCCTTGCCGTCCGTTGCTGGGTCGTCCCACCCCTCCGTGGCGATGCCGACATTGCAAAGGAACTGGTACTTGCCGTCACCGAAGTCGCGGAAGATGGTTCGCCTGCGGTCGTGCGGGGTGTTCGCGCTCACGAACGCCGCCGTGTTGGGCTTGTACCTGTTGATGATTTCAGCCACCCGCTCGGCGTGTTCGACGGACGCGCAGAAGATGAGCGTTCGCCTGTCGCCAGCGATCTTCACGGTCGGCTCGACCATGCGGTGGAGCGTCTCCTCGTACTTCAGAACGCGGTCGAGGTCGGCTCCGTTGAGGTCGCCAGCGGTGGTGCGGCAGTCGGAGTAGTCGAGGCTGCTGACCGTGACCATCGTCTGCTTGATGGGGACAAGAAATCCGTCTGCAATGCCTTCAGCGACACCGTACTCATACGCGACCGAATCGAACACCTGACCAAGAGCCTCTTCGTCGGCGCGGTCGGGGGTCGCGGTAACGCCAAGAACCTTCGCGCCGCCAGCGGTGAACCAGTTGATGACATCTCGGTACGACGAACTCGTCGCGTGGTGAGCCTCGTCAACGACGACAAGGCTGAACTGCGATGGGTTGAACCGCTCCATCCGCCGCGAACCGCCGCTCTCCGCGACACAGGTCTGGACGGATGCGACGACGACTGGATCGGCGTAGATGCCGTTCGTCGCACGCCGCTCCGCCATCTCAACGGAGGCGTTGATGCCAACTCGCGTCTGGATGTGCCGTGCAGCCTGTTCGACAAGTTCGCTTCGGTGGGCGATCACTAGGCAACGCTTCCCATTGCCAGACATTCGGCGGATCATCTCGCCAAAGGTCGCCGTCTTGCCAAGACCAGTCGCCATGACGAGCAGGGTCGAGTCGTTGGTCTGGAACTCGCGTTCGACAGCCTCGACAGCCTCGGTCTGGTACGGACGCAGGCTGATCGCCTTGCGCTGAATCAACTGCGTGGGAGTGAACAGGTCGGTCATGCGGTCGGCTTCCGATACGGATGCGAGTCATCGCCTGCAACGCCGCTTCTCGCGGCTTCTTCCATCGTCGCGTGATAGTGAGACGGTGGCATCTGCGCCATGATGAACGAGAACAGCCTGCGGGCATCCTCATCCTTGACCACGATCACCTCGTCGCCACGGGTCGCGCTCGGCTTGAGTTCGACTCTGGCATCGCCGCCAAAGAACGAGATTCTGCTGACGGAATCGACTGGTATGAACACCAGTTCGGATAGTGGAATGAACATCACTTGCGTCCCTTCTTGAGATTCTTCGGAGCCATTTCGATTGCGACCTTTCCAAGCCAGCCCGTGTGCTTGCAGGCATCGCACCCGTCTCCATTGCAATACACGCACAGGTCGTGCGGCATCGCATCGGTCAGGCAACGCTTGGCGTTCCTGATGTCCGCGTCCAGCGCGTTCCAGTTGACCGAATAGCCAGCGGGGTCGCTCGACAGCATCGTGAGCGCGGCACGCACCGCGTCGATCATGCCGATGATCTCCGTGTACTTCTTCTTCGCCTCCGCCATCGGCTCGTCTGCGGCGTTGTCGCCAGCGTCATCGTCGCCGTCAACGCCCGTGGACTCCTCGTCCATCTCCTCGACCTCATCGACCGAATCGGAGCCTTCCTCCTCGCGCATCCTGTGCTGGCGCACGAACTCGTGCGACACGCCGATGCGCCGCGCAATCTCCCTGTCCGACATCATCTCGGTGGTCGGGATCGCGAGAACCATCTCGACGGCGCGAATCTTGTCGGCGTTGCTTCGGCGCAGACCGTGCGACTGGTTCGCGCCAGCGGCACGCCACATAGCCTCGCTGTCGGTCATCGGAATGACCTCGGCTTCGATCTCCTCGTATCCAAGTTCCCGTGCAGCCTGAACGCGATGCCATCCGTCAACGATGAACATCACGCCCTCGACAAGAGCGACCGTGATAGGTGGCATGACCGCGCCGCCTGACATCGACTCCTTGTAGTCGTCAACCGTTCCCGTGTCGGTACGGGTGCGCGACTGAAACCGCGCATCATCGGTGAGGTCTGCGAGAGGGACAACCGTCTTCTTGGTCTTCGTCATTCCCGTATCATCCTTGATGTTGAGGTGTTTCTTTGGCTACCCGTGAGGCGGGAGCGCAGAGCGGCTCCTGAAGGAGAGCCGCTGCGATCTCTGGCTGACCCTTTCGGCGTACAGCGCGTATCGCGCCCCGTCAGAATGCTCATTTCGGTGGGGTCAGCCACCCGCTGATGACGGGGAATAGCGCGGGTGTCAATCGTTGACACTCGGCGTAGGGTAGAGCCAATCCCTACGGCAAATCCCCGTCTTTCGACGGGGAGACCTCGACCTTCTCGACGGGCAGTCGTCACCCTTCCCGATGCGCCACAGCGCAGTAGTCGTCGGGAGCGACTTGACCTTTGGTTGGACATCAGCCGCCCCTTGAGGAGCGGCGGGTGCGGAGCGTATCCAGCCGCGAGGACTTGTCACTACCCTCTGCGGAAGATTCCGCATTTTCTTCCCCAGCCGCCTCGCCGTGGGCTTGAACAGCCTTGGCGACCCACGCTTCCACGCGAGGCAAGAGCGACTCGGGCAGACCAGCGATGCCGCTGGAGACATCGAAGCCCTGCCCCTCAACCGCCGCGAGGAGCGCGACTGGGTTGCGCTTGATCGCCGCCAGACGATTGAGAATCTCGTCGGCGCGGTCAGAGCCGATCAGAGGCTCGTCGGATGAAGCCGCGCGAATGGGGGCGGCTTCCGACAGGAAGTCGTCAGCGGGCTTGCTGGGCTTGCTGGCGGGCTTGCCGCTTCCGCCCTTGGCGTTGGCGGGGTTGAAGGTAGGACGGCTCTTGCGATCCTCTTCCCCATCGTCGTCGGGTTCCCCGACCACCAGACCGAACGCCGCAAGAGAGTACCTACGGAGGTAGGTCACGAACGAACCCAAGACCTGTGCC